CAGAAGGCGATCTAATTCTAGATTGGACCGAAACAAATCCATTTGGTGGTGATTAATGTTAGGACAACAACACTTTTATAATAGAACAATACGAAAAGTCGTAGTGGCTTTTGGTACACTCTTTAATGACATTCAGATTGTTCGGTATAATACAAACGGATCACCAAGAGAAATTTTCAAGGTGCCATTATCATATGGCGCTAAAGAAAAATATATGACGAGAATAACTTCTGATCCTAATTTAACTAAATCTATTGCCACAGTTGTACCTAGAATTTCTTTTGAAATGACTGGAATGAGTTACGATTCTGGTCGCAAACAAATCTCAACGATGAGAAATTTTTCGGCAAACACAAGCACATCTTTAAATGCTCAGTATGTTCCAGTGCCATATAACTTTGATTTCTCGTTGTCAATTTACGTTCGCAATACAGAAGATGGTACACAAATATTGGAACAAATTTTACCATTCTTTACACCAGATTTTACTGTGACCGTTGACTTTATTCAGCCGATGGATCAGAAATATGATCTACCAATCATTCTCAACTCTGTTACACCAACAACAGACTATGAGGGTGATATGATGAGTACAAGATTGATTACATGGGATTTAGAGTTCACTGCAAAAGGTTACATTTGGCCTGCTGTTCGCACCGGTAAAGTTATCAGACAAGCAAATACCAATATATACCTAGAGGCAAACACAACAGTATATAATCTTGTAACTCAATTCGTTACAACACCAAATCCTGATACGGCTGAACCTGATGATGAGTTTGGTTTCTCAGAACAAAGAGCCGAAGAACTTGCATACACATACATTATTACTGAAGATGGATACCAAATCGTAACAGAAAACTCATTACCAATAAGAGAAGAATAATGGCAACTAAAAAAATTACAGAACTATCTCAAATTGATCCAGTTAGTTCTAATCTAGCACAAACATTTTTGGTTGTTGTAGATACAAGTGGTGGTTCACCAATAACTAAAAAAGCTTCGTTAACACAAATTGATGAAGCAATTGAAGCAGAATTAGGGCAAGCAACATCTGGTGCTTTATATGCAAATGCTGCATTTGAAGTTGCAAATACTGCTTTTGCTAATCCAATTATGTTAGAACCACTAAGTGGACTTACAATTACTGAAAATTATACAATACCAAATAATTATAGAGGCGTAAGCAGAGGTACAGTTACAGTTGATAGTAATGTCACAGTAACAATTTCTGAAACTGCTGAATGGCTTATAGATAACTAAAAGAGGATAAAAAAATGAGCGCAATCGTTCTTAAAGGTTCAACAGCAGGCACAGTCACATTACAACCTGCTGCCAACGTTACACCAAACGTTACATTTACTTTGCCTGCATTAGATGGTACATCAGGCCAAGTTCTTGCAACAAATGGTTCTGGCGTATTATCATTTATTACTAATGATGGTACTGCTTCATTTACAACAGCTAATTCGGCTGCATCATATGCTAATGGTGCTTTTATTGTGGCCAATACATCAAACCAAACAGCCAATTCAGCTTCTAATTATGCAAATGGAGCTTTTGAAAGTAGTAACACCGCAAACCTTTTAGCTCAAGCTGCATTTAATAAAGCCAATACATTATTTGACAGCACAGCACAAGCTAATGTAAATACTTTAACTGCAAATACTATTACTTCAGTTAACGTCATTTCTTCTAATACTGTTACTGCAAACAACTTAACTATTACTGGCACATTAAATGTTGACGGTGTTAATGTTTTATGGCATGAACCACCAACAACCTCTAAAGGTTCTGCTGGTGACGTAGCAGGTTTAATTGCCATTGACAATGATAAACTTTATCGTTGTGTTGGTACATACGATGGTACAACAGATATTTGGAGATTTATCAATTTTACTGGCAATGCTTGGGGATAATTAGATGAAAAAGATTGATGAGAAGTTGTCTGAAGTACTTGACATTGAACCTGTTGAGTATTCTCAGACAACTGAGGTGGTTGAAATTAAAAATCCTGTTCATGATGATGCTGAGTTTGCAAGAGAGAATATCCGTGGCCTTATAGATAAAGGTAATATTGCTATGGATAATCTCTTGCATGTTGCAAAAGAATCTGAACATCCACGAGCATATGAAGTTGCTGCAAACATGCTTAAAAGTTTGGCAGAAATGAATAAAGATTTATTAGAGATACAAAAGCGGAAAAGAGATTTAGAACCAAAACAGAGTTCTGATGTTAAAATTGACAAGGCAGTGTTTGTTGGTTCTACCGCAGATTTAATTAACATGATTAAGGCAAACAAGTAATGGAAACATTAATAGAAATTATGCGTAAAGTTTTAGCCGAAACTTACGCCTTTCAACTCAAAGCAAACTACTATCATTGGAACGTGGAAGGTCCAAATTTTCCACAATATCACCGATTTTTAGGTAAACTTTACGAAGAAGTTTATGCTGCGACAGATGCGATAGCCGAAGAGATACGTACACTAGGTGCTTATGCTCCTGGTTCATTTACACGTTATATGGAACTAAGTGAGATTGAATGTGACACAACAATTCCAACAGCAATAGATATGATTCGTAGACTTGCTGAAGATAATGATAAACTTTTAAATACTTTAAATGTTGCTTTTAAATTAGCAAACGAATTCGACAAACAAGGCCTTGCAGATTATATTGCAGGTAGAATTGACGCACACAATAAACATGGATGGATGCTGAAGAGCACCAGTAAATAAAAATGGCTGATGAGGGTTATCTTGGTAATTCCAGTCTAAAAAAACCTGGTACAGAAATATCCTATACACAGGAGCAATTAGTTGAAATTGCCAAGTGTATGGAAGATCCGGTATATTTTATCAAGAACTACGTTAAGATCGTTAACGTAGATAGAGGTCTTGTACCTTTTGATATGTGGCCTTTCCAAGAAGATATGGTGCGAGATTTTCATGAGAATCGTTTCTGTATCGCAAAGATGCCACGACAGGTTGGAAAGACAACCACAACGGTTGGATATATGTTGTGGTGTGTTTTGTTCAATGATAACTACTCTATCGCCATTCTTGCCAACAAAGGTTCACTTGCCCGTGAAATTCTAGGTCGTGTTCAGTATGCCTATGAATATCTACCAACCTGGATGCAACAAGGTATTCTAGTTTGGAACAGAGGTAACATTGAACTTGAAAACAAATCTAAAATTTATGCCTATGCAACATCAGGAGCTGGTGTGCGAGGCGGTACATATAACCTAGTATTCTTAGACGAATTTGCGTTCGTACCGAATAATATCGCAGAAGAATTTTTTACTTCCACCTATCCAGTTATTTCTTCTGGTCAAACCACAAAAGTTATTATTGTTTCAACACCAAATGGTTTGAATCTTTTTTACAAAATGTGGAAAGATGCTACAGAGAAAAGAAGTTTATACAAACCAGTTGAAGTTCATTGGTCAATGGTACCAGGTAGAGATCAGAAGTGGAAAGAAGAAACTATACGAAACACTTCTGAAGAACAGTTTAGACAAGAGTTTGAAACAGAGTTTATTGGTTCCACCGCAACACTTATTTCAGCCGCAAAACTTAAATCATTAACATATGAAACACCAATTCAATCTGGTGATGGTTTTGACATCTATGAATATCCAAAAGATGATCATATGTACGTAATGACCGTTGATTGTTCTGAGGGTGTTGGTTTGGATTACTCAGCATTTTCTATTATTGATGTAACAGAAATACCATACCGACAAGTTGCCAAATACAGAGACAATAAAATACCAACTTTAATTTACCCAACACTTATTTTTTCAGCTGCGATGAGGTATAACGAAGCCTTTGTGCTGGTGGAAACGAACAATATTGGCCAACAGGTTGTAGATATTTTGCACCATGACCTAGAGTATGACAACATTTTTAAGTTGGAACACCACAATATTAAAGGACAATCTATCTCTTCTGGTTTCAAAAGATCAGTTTCTTTTGGTCTTAAAACCACAGTATCAGTAAAGAAAATTGGTTGTGCAAATTTTAAGGCAATGGTTGAGTCTGATAAATTAATTATTAATGACCAAGATACCATACTGGAACTATATACTTTTTCAAGAGAAAAAGACACATTTAAGGCTGAAGAAGGTAATCATGACGATATGGCTATGACTTTGGTGATGTTTTCTTGGTTGGCTGCACAGTCTTTCTTTAAAGAAAACACCAATAGTGATATTCGGAAACGATTAGTTGAAGAACAAAACCTTCTAATACAAGAAAATCTGGCACCAGTTGGTATATTTGATGATGGTAGAGTAGAAGATATTCACGATAACTCAGGTGACCGATGGTCTTTTGTATCGGATCGAGGTTATCCATCTTCAACTTTTTAAAAACATAAATACAAGATAAAAATGCACTATTCAGCCTGAAAAAAAGGAGATTAAAACATGGCTTTTCAACTATCGCCAGGCGTGAATGTATCAGAAGTTGACCTCACCACAGTTGTTCCTTCAGTATCGACTACGATTGGAGCTTTTGCTGGTGACTTTCAATGGGGTCCAGTTAATGAGATTGTCCAAATTAGTAATGAAGTTGAACTCGTAGAAAGATTTGGTAAACCAGACGCTAATACATTTACAAGCTTTTTTACCGCAGCAAACTTTTTACAATACTCTAATGACGTTCGTGTAGTACGTTCTGTTGGTTCTGGTGCTTTAAATGCTACCACAACCGGTACTGGTGTATTGATTGAAAATACTTCGGATTACTTAGAGAATCACTCATCTGGTTCTGATCCTAACGTTTTTGCTGCCAAATATCCAGGATTAATTGGTAACTCTATTAAAGTTTCTATTTGTGACGGCAATACTTCTCTTATTGGTTCTTGGGCTTATGCCTCTTATTTCAATGGAACGCCAAGCACATCTACCTATGTACGAAACAGAAACAGTAATGCCACTTCAGCAAATGACGAAATTCACGTTGTAGTTGTTGATACGACAGGTAAAATTAGCGGAACAGCAAATACCGTTTTAGAAACATTTGGTTTCCTTTCTAAAGCTCCTGATGCTAAAACAGATGACGGTTCGACAAATTACTATAAAGAAGTAATCAATAACAGATCGAAATATATTTGGTGGTTATCTCATCCAGATGAAGCTACAAATTGGGATTTACCTTCAACCGATAATGAAGTTTATGATCAAGTAGCTACAACAGACTACGATTTATCTGGTGGACTCTCTGTTTCTCCAACAGCAGCTAACAGAAACACTTCATATGATTTGTTTGCCAATCCAGATTCTATCGATGTCTCTTTAATTATGGCTGGCGAAACTTCTGGTTTAACAATTCCAAACTATTTAATTAGTTTGGCAGAGTCCAGAAAAGATTGTATGGTATTCTTCTCTCCAAATAGAGCTGATGTTGTCGATAATGCAGGATCAGAAGCCTCTGCTATCGTTAGTACTGTAAGTGGTGTAACTACTACAAGTACCTATGCATTTGTCGATTCTGCTTGGAAATATCAGTACGATAAGTACAATGACGTTTATCGTTGGGTACCATTAAATGGTGATGTTGCTGGTCTTTGTGCTCGTACTGACTTGCAAAGAGATCCATGGTTCTCGCCAGCAGGATTAAATCGTGGTCAAGTTAAGAATGTTGTTAAACTTTCTTGGAATCCAACAAAAGCAAATAGAGATACAATCTATAAAGTAGGTGTTAATCCAGTTGTTACTTTCCCTGGTGAAGGCACTATTCTTTATGGCGATAAAACATTTACAACAAAACCATCGGCTTTTGATCGAATCAATGTTCGCCGACTGTTTATCGTTCTTGAGAAAGCGATTGCACGTGCTGCTCGTTCGTCATTGTTTGAATTCAATGATGAGTTTACAAGATCGCAGTTTGTAAATCTTGTTGAACCATTCTTGCGTGATGTTCAAGGTCGCCGTGGTATTTTTGACTTCCGTGTTGTTTGTGATACTACAAATAATACCGCAGAAGTTATTGATCGCAACGAATTTGTTGGTGATATTTACATTAAGCCTGCTCGTTCCATTAACTTTATTCAACTTAACTTCGTTGCTACAAGAACAGGCGTAGCGTTTGACGAAGTTGTTGGACGCTTCTAAATAGAGAGATAGGAGATAACAAATGGCATTTAATGTAAATCAGTTCCGCTCTCAGATGACAGGAGACGGTGCTCGCCCAAATCTATTTGAGGTGACGCTTCCGTTTCCTGCTTTCTCATTACCAGGAACAGCACAACAGAAATTAACATTCATGTGTAGAAGTGCTCAGTTGCCAGGTTCGACAGTTGGTGTCGTTCCTGTTAACTACTTTGGCCGTGAATTAAAGTTTGTTGGTAATAGAACATTTGCAGACTGGACAATCAACGTAATTAATGATGAAGATTTCATTGTTCGTAATGCATTTGAACGTTGGATGAACGGCATCAACAGTCACTCGTTGAACGTTCGTACGCCGGCCGCTCAAGCACCACTAGGTTATACCGTTGACGGAGAAGTTCGTCAGTACGGTAAAGCTGGTGATGTTCTGAAAAAGTATAAGTTTATTGGATTATTTCCAACAGACTTGGCTCCAATTGAAGTTGATTGGGGTTCAAATGACGCTATTGAGGAATTTACTGTAACCCTTTCCTACCAGTGGTGGGAATCAGTAGAAGACGCTGTGGTGTAAGAATAGGGGCATGGTCCCCTATTCTTTTTATTTTTTAGGATGAAACTACAATGGCAATAAAACTTTTCGGATTTACTCTCGGCAAAAAAGACATCGTTCAGGTGCAAAAACCTGAGGAGTCTTCTTTTGCTCTTCCAACCGAAGCAATGGATGATGGTGCAGTTACCATCACACAGAATGCTTATTACGGCACATACGTTGACTTAGAAGGTTCTGTTCGCAACGAACTAGAACTTATCACTCGCTATCGTGAGATGGCAAACCATCCAGAATTAGAAATGGCCATTGATGAAATTGTCAATGAAGCTATTACTCACGATGTTGATGGTACGGTTGTCGATATCAATTTAGATAAACTAAAACAACCAGAATCAATTAAGAAAAAAATTAGAGAAGAATTTGCAATGCTGCTTAAGATGTTGAACTTCAACAATCTTGCAGATGATCTTTTCAAACGTTGGTACATTGATGGTAGAATTTATTACCACGTTTTAGTAAACACACAAAATCCAAAAGACGGTATTGTTGAATTACGTTACATTGATCCACGTAAAATTCGTAAAGTACGTGAGATTCAAAAAGATCGTGATCCAAAAACTGGTGCAATGGTAGTTAAATCTATTGCTGAATACTATGTTTACAATGATCGTGGAACAACAACACAAACTTACACGGCTCAAGTAAATGCTGGTGTTCGTATTACTACTGATTCTATTATCAATGTAAACTCTGGCTTGATGGATGCCAAGAATACTTTTGTAATTTCTTATCTTCACAAAGCAATTAAGCCACTCAATCAGTTGCGAATGATTGAAGATGCTGTCGTGATCTATCGTTTATCGAGAGCACCAGAACGCCGTATTTTCTACATTGACGTTGGTAACTTACCAAAAGGCAAAGCAGAACAATATCTGCGTGACATCATGGTTAAGTATCGTAACAAAATGGTTTATGATGCAACAACAGGTGAACTGCGTGATGATCGCAAACATATGTCGATGCTTGAAGATTTCTGGTTACCACGCCGTGAAGGTGGTAAAGGTACCGAAATTACAACTCTGCCAGCTGGCCAAAATCTTGGTGAACTGGAAGATGTTAAATATTTCAGACAAAAACTATTGCAATCTCTGAATGTACCAATCTCTCGTTTAGAACCACAAGGTGGTGGTTTGATTGGTGTTGGTCGTTCGACAGAAGTTACCAGAGATGAAGTTAAGTTTATGCGTTTCATTGATAGACTTCGCAATAAGTTTTCACAAATTTTTGATAATGCTTTACGTATTCAGTTAGCATTAAAAGGTATTTGTACGCAAGAAGAGTGGGACGATTTTAAAGAAGATATCTATTTTACTTACCGTAAAGATAATAATTTTACAGAGTTAAGTGAAGTTGAGTTGATGAGAGAAAGATTAAATCTGTTAACAATGATTGATCCATATGTTGGCAGATACTATTCTCAACAGTATATTAAGAAGAATGTTCTTCGTATGAGAGATGATGAAATTAAACAAATGGATAAGGAGTTACAAAATGAAAGAGAAACCCTCCCACCAGAACTTCAAGGGCCAGTTGCCGCACAAAGCCAAGGTGCCCCAGCGGCCGAATATCCCCCTCAAGACAACACACAAGAGAATGGCGCCCAGGAGTCGATGACACCACAACTAGATGATGAGGTTTCTCGTTATGCCTTATCTGAAAGTGTTTTAAAATTTAGGCATAAATAAAAGATAACAGGAGATAAACGTGGATATTGATACATTTATTACACAAGTGAGTACAGGCGAATCTGCTGCTGCAAAAGATACGCTAAATGATATTATTTCTCAGAGAGCATTAGAAGCTCTTGGTTTAAGAAAACAAGAAATGGCTGCAACTGTTTTTAACGGTAAAGAGCCAGAAGTTGAAGGTGAAACAGAAGTAGAATCTGAAGTAGAAGAAACACAAACAGAAGAATGAAATTATTAAACGAATTTAAATCTACTGTTAAAGAAGAAACTTCAAACTACGAAAAGTTTGATATGTTGGTTCGTGCTGGTCTTGCAAATAAGTCACAATTAAATCGTATTCATAAAATTTTGGATAAGATGCAAGAAGATAAACCAGTATTTAATAATGCCGACAGAATGATTCTTCAAAATCTTTTTAATAAGATGGTAGATTTACTTTCTAATAATAAACAAATCTTTATGCAAACTCGCCGAGCAGTAAGAGAAGAATTAGAAGAAGGTGTAGTTGATTCTTCTGATTATAAAGTTTCCGCTTCAGGCAAAAAAGTAAGAGCGCATCGTATTGTAATGACACAAGATGCACCAGATGTTTCAGATAAAGAAGACATTAAAGAAGAAGTAATGAAAGGTGATCCGCCTTTTACAATTGTTTTAAAAAGAAAAGCCATTCGGTTATTTCCAGATAAAACAAAAGTTGCTTTGTATTACAGTAAAACATTAGATAAGAACTTTATGATTCCTTATTCTAATGAAAAAGAAACTGATGCTGTTATTCAAGCAGAAGAGACAATTGTAGAAGGTGTTATGGATCAACTACATAAGATTGTAAATAATAAACAGGCACAGACTGTTAAATTTGGTAATGGCCAAACAAGAAAGGTAGATCATTTTACCGCATCGGCAATTACGCAAGTACATAAAGCTGTGAATGATGAAAACAAAAAGAAGTTAGCAGACATGGTTCATAAATCGCCTGCACACTTTACTAAGGTGGCAGACTTTGCATTTAGTAAAGCAAAGAAATGAAATTTGTTGAACTGGTTGTAGAAGGACAATTAGAGAAAGCAAAAGAAGATTTGTTTTCTAAACTGAATGAAATTGCTTCTAAAATTTTAGGTGAAGCAAAGAATTATGTTGTAGAAGATATGTTAGAAGAAGGTAATCCTAACATTATTAAACAAGGTAGAATCCAAAAGATTCGCCGTAGAATTAGAAGAAATGCTAAAGGTCGTATTGTAGTTCAAAAGAATCGCAGACGTTCAGGCATTAAAGGTTATAGAATTAAAGGTAATCGTGTTGTACGAATATCTGCAACAACAAGAATTAAAAAGGCTCGCTTATTAAAGCGGTCATGGAAAACAACTAGAAGGGCTAAACTACGCCGCTCGCTATTGAAAAGAAAAATGTCAATGCGTAGGCGTTCAGCAATGGGACTATAATAAATGGCATACGAAATCGTAAACAACAAAAGATCCAAATCGGTTATCCGAGTTGTTGGTACTGGCGGAACAAGGATCGATTTGGCTGATTTAGAATCAGCCGCAGATGAATCTGTCAGCAATGCATCAATTGCAACAGTACTGTCTGCTTCTGATGGAATTTGGAAAATTTATAGAGGTAATGATAATACAGGAACCTTAGTTCTTGATTTGCCAGGTGGTGTAGATTGGCCACTCACGCAATATGATATTACAGTTGCAAATACATCATCTGCAAATATTTACGTAACTAATTCTGGTACTAATGGCACTTTAATTTTATCTATCACAAAAACTGCTACTTATTCACCAGCTTTAACGGAACTCTAAAATGAAACTCATTACAGAAACAATAGAAAAAGTTAAGTATCTTACTGAAACTGCTGAAAACGGTAAGAAAAATTTGTATATTGAAGGTACATTTTTGGTTGGCGATACGGTTAATCGCAACAACCGTATGTACAAAATGGACACTCTGAGAAATGAGGTTGAAAGATATACAGAAGAATTTATTGACACGAATCGTGCGTTAGGTGAACTAGGACATCCTGACACACCATCAATTAATCTTGAAAGAGTTTCTCATAAAATCGTTTCTCTTAGAGAAGACGGCAATACATTTTATGGAAAAGCTTTAGTTTTAGATACACCATATGGCCAGATCGCCAAAAATCTGATTGAAAATGGTGTGAACCTTGGAGTTTCCTCAAGAGCCTTAGGTTCGGTTATTCAAACTAAAGAAGGATATAATCTTGTTCAAGATGATCTAAAGTTGGCTACAGCGGCTGACATCGTGGCTGATCCATCAGCACCAGGTGCATTTGTTAATGGCATCATGGAGAATAAAGAATGGATGTTTGTCGAAGGAAAGTTTGTTGAGGCAGACTTCGACAGAGCCAAGAAAGTAATTCAGAGAGCTTCTAAAGGTCAAATTGAAGAAGCCGCTCTAAAATTATTTGAAAATTACCTACGAAAACTTTAAATTTTATAAATAAGAAATCATAAGGAGATTCCTAATGGCAACAAATAAACTAATGGAAGCGGCCGCTGAAATTCTTGCTGGTAGTAAAGGCAAGGCCACAGCTATGCCACCAGAAAAATTACCTGGCACTGAGGCTCAAGACCTTGGTGGTCCAACCCCACAAAATGCGAAACCAGATGACGATTCGCATAAAATTGACGCAACTAAAGGCGCAAAAAGTGCTTCTGCACCAACAACCAAGCCTTCTGCTGCCTCACCAGATACCCAACTGAAGATGAAGAAAGAAGAATCTGAAGTTGAAGTTGAAGAAATCATTGCTGAAGAAGATCAAACCGAAGAAGGTTTGGATCTGTCTGAAGATATTGATGCTCTTTTTGCTGACGACTCCACAATTTCTGAAGAGTTCAAATCTAAAGTTGCTACCATTTTTGAAGCTCGTGTAATGGATCGCGTTGCTCAGATCGAAGAGCAAATTGAAGCCAATTATGCCGAGCAACTGGAAGAAGCTATTACTTCTATCAAAGAAGATTTGACAAACAAGATTGATGACTACCTCAACTACGTTGTTGAGCAGTGGTTGCAAGAAAATGAAATTGCAATTGAAAGTGCTTTACGTGCTGAAATTACTGAAGAATTCATTGCCGGTCTGCGTAATCTGTTTGCTGAACATTATATTGATGTTCCAACAGAAAAGGTTGACCTCGTTGACGAACTTGCTGGCAAAGTTGAAGAACTTGAAAGCAAACTCAACGAAGAGATCGAGCGTGGCATTGAGTATAAGAAAGCTCTTGTTGAGTCCGTTAAGACTGAAGTTACTAGAGCCGTTTGTGAAGGCCTCACCGAAACCCAGTTTGAAAAAATCAAGTCGCTCGCAGAGAGTGTTGAGTTTTCCACAGAGGAAGAATACAAAACAAAACTGGAAACCATTCGTGAGAACTACTTCCCATCTGGCGTAAAGAAAGCTGATGAGACACAACTGCACGAAACAATTGAAGAATCTGGCGAAGAAACAAAGAAATCTCTTGATCCATTTGTTGCCGCCGTTTCTCAAGCAATTTCCAAAACAAAAATTTAAACACTAAGGAGATTTAAATGTATTTGTCCGAAAATTTACAAAAGAAATGGGAAGGCGTTCTGGATCATCCAGACCTGCCAGCCATTAAAGATCCATATCGTAAGGCCGTTACAGCCGTTATTCTTGAGAACCAAGCTCAAGAAATGCAAAAGGCTGCTGGCGTTCTGCAAGAGACAGCTCCGCTGAACTCGCTGGGTGGTACAGGTTATTCGGGTGGTTCTGCCGCTGGCGGTCCAGTTGCCGGTTTTGACCCAATCCTGATCTCTCTGGTCCGTCGTTCGCTGCCAAACCTGATCGCTTATGATCTGTGTGGCGTTCAGCCAATGACTGGTCCTACAGGCCTGATCTTCGCAATGCGTTCGACCTATGCTGCTCAAAACGTTACCGCTGGTGCTGTTGAGGCCTTCTACAATGAGGCTAACACAGGCTTCTCTGGTACTAAAGCTGAGCAGTCTGCTATTTCGCTGGCGGCTAACACAGCTTTGGGTAATCAAAACGTTTTCTCTTCGGCAATGACAACTGGTACCGCTATGGCTACCTCTGTTGCTGAAGACCTGACCTTCAATGAAATGGCCTTCTCGATTGAGAAAGTTTCCGTTACTGCTAAGTCCCGTGCTCTGAAAGCTGAGTACTCGATGGAACTCGCTCAAGACCTGAAAGCTGTTCATGGTCTGGATGCTGAAACAGAACTGGCTAACATCCTCTCGACAGAAATCCTGGCTGAGATCAACCGTGAAGTTATCCGCACAATCTATACTTCTGCTAAAATTGGTGCTCAAGTCGGTACGACAACTGCTGGTACTTTTGACCTTGACACCGATTCCAACGGTCGCTGGATGGTTGAAAAGATCAAAGGTCTGGCCTTCCAACTCGAGCGTGAAGCTAACGTTATCGCCAAGACTACCCGTCGTGGTAAAGGTAACGTCATGATTTGTTCGTCTGACGTTGCTTCTGCTCTGGCCATGGCTGGTCTGCTTGACTATCAATCTGCTCTGAGCGGTCAAGTTAATCTGACAGTTGATGACACTGGCAATACATTTGCTGGTACACTGTTTGGTCGTATCAAGGTTTATATCGATCCATATTTTGCTGCTAACTCGACTGCTGAGTTTGCCGTTATGGGTTATAAAGGTACTAATGCCTATGATGCTGGCCTGTTCTACTGCCCATACGTTCCGCTGCAGATGGTTCGTGCCGTTGACACCAACAACTTCCAACCGAAGATTGGTTTCAAAACACGTTACGGACTGGTTGCTAATCCGTTTGCCGAAGGTGCTACACAAGGTCTTGGCGTTATTAATGCCAAATCCAACCTGTACTATCGCGCATTCAAGATTGCTAACCTGATGTAATCTTAAAGGTCTCGATAAGAACTATAATAATAAGAGACCTATTTTAAAGACCCACCGAAAGGTGGGTCTTTTTTTACGCCTAAATACCATACTATGACAGCACTTACAAGAAATCCATCTAATCCAAATTTCTTACACCCTAATAAGTTTCAACTGAAATTTTCTAGGGTACCAAATCTACAATATTTTTGCCAATCTTTATCTGTACCTGGCATTTCATTGTCCGAAATACCAAGAAACAATCCATTTGTAGACCTGTATTCTCCTGGTGAGAAAGCAATCTATGATGTGATGAACATTACATTTTTGGTAGACGAAGAACTTAAAGCTTGGATTGAAATACACGATTGGATTCGTGCGATGACTTTTCCAGAAAACTTTGAAGAATATGCGAATCTGAATAACTTAAACAATTATACCAGATATGCTAACGCAAAGATGCCGCAGTTTTCTGACGGTGAAGTTACTCTTTTATCATCTTCAAATACACCATACATAAAATTTAAATTTTATGATCTGTTCCCAACCTCACTCAGTACATTTGTAGTATCTACGGCAGACACTCCAGATAGCATCATTACTGCCGATGCCACATTCAGATTTGCCTATTTTGATGTTGAATCTCTAATTTAATTATGTTATAC